AGCTGAAGTCACCGAATAAAATCGGATAAGTGCTGAGGGAAAATCCGGGTTCAGTGCTGTCGAGATGATTGGAAAGATATACTCGGTAACCGAACAATGTATCGTAACCGTCGGCCTTGATGTTGGAGTTCCAGATCAAGCGGCCACTGGCGGTGCGGGTCTTCCTGAGCGTCTGGTATACCTTTTCGGACATTATGAAAGCTGTGTTTTTCCCGTGACGGTACGGCTGCTTAAGTGAATAAACGAGGTCGATGACATCATCGATACACACTTTCCCGGCTTCAGCGGTTTCGGTTCCGAGCTGTGCCTGATAAATCAAGCCCGTAGGCTTTCCGACACCGTCTCCGGTAAGAAAGGCTTCCTCCTCGGTACGCCCCATATCCTCTCCGAAACGCTTTTTAATATATGCCTCGAGATCAATGCCGGAATCCTCGAGGAGCTCATCGGATACGAGAATCTTCGTACCAAGCTTATACGCTTTCAGCGTAATCTGACCGAATGTTAAGTCCGAATCCGGATAAGCATGAGACTCGTCGACCCATTGAGCGGAACCTCCGTCCTCAGTTCTTGTAATTTTCAAATCGTGGTCGGTATGTTTGAGCGTGGAAATGCCACGAAGAATGTTGTTCTCGTACATAGCCTCGACCAGCTTCATATCGTATTCATCCGGCACAAGATATCCGCCCGAGCCATCACTCCCTTCACGGAGAGCATTTTCAGGAAGTCCGGTGTACATATGCTCCCAGTATGCCTTGCTGTAGGCAGCGTCTTTCTTGCGCTTAGCCTCTGTCGCTCTTGTAGCTTTGATCTCGGGTGTGATTCCGTCCATTTCTTCCTTCATGGCCTGAAGGCGGGCGCTGTATTTTTCTACTGTATTCATTTTGTATTCCTCCATAATGTAGTTTGTTATATGCCTCTGCGGGCGCGGAGCAAACGCTCCATGACGTCGTCCTGCGGAGTGGGACCGCTGTAGTCAACAGTGCAGTTTTCCTTTACCACCTGATAAATATGAAACCAGGCATTATTGGCCTGTTTCATATACTCCCTTGCGATGGTGACATAGGGAGAGGAAATTACCGTTCCGGTGGGTTTCTTTGCAAGGAAACCATATTCGGAAACTGCTTCCTCGCACTGTACCCAGCGTCCTACACACATGGCGTACTGTTCAATCAGAAGCGGGGAAATAAGGTGGTCGCATTTGCGCTCATGCAGCCATTCCCAGGTTTCTTTGAAAATCTCTTCAGCACAGGTGACGCTGCCGTCCTTTTGCTTGGCTTTGAGATAATCCTTAACGGGTGGCATTTCCGCGCCTTTCAGACATTCGGCTTCATCACCGAAGTCAATATGGGTGAGTTTTCTGCCGCCGGGGTTCCCGGATTCGATTTTTTCAGAGATCGCTTTCGGTTTTCTGCCCGCTCCGGGACGGGAACCTCCGCGATTTGTTCCGTCTTTCGACATGCTTCTACCTCCATTTTGGTATAAGTTTCTTTTTTTTTGCGTTTGATTTCGCTATTTTTGCGTACGTGACCCTGCGCCGTTTCTGAAGGAAAAGACCTGTAGAGATTTATATCCCCCCACCCGGTCACAGCAGTCGTTTAACGCTTATTTCACCTGTCACCGAGAGCAATATGCCTTTTGTTATGACAGGAGCGGCAGAGAGCGCGAAGGTTACTGTCGTCATGAGCCCCGCCACAGGACAGTGGAAGAATGTGGTGAACCTCAGCTGCCGGAGTGAGCCGACCGGAATCAAGACAGTCCTCACAAAGAGGATGCATTCTGACATACCGTTCACGTATCTTCTGCCATGCGCCGTGATACTGCTTCATTACATCCGGATTGCGCTGATACTTGTCGTACTTCCTCCGTTGCGGGATTCGATGCAGTTCACAGTACTGGCTCTCAGTTAGATTCGGACAACCGGGATAGCTGCATGGTTTCAAAGGTTTACGAGGCATCTGCACCATCCTCAAAAAAGATCGTGCGCTTCTCATTCTTGAGATAACCGTAGCGATCAAAATCTTCAGGCTTGATGGATTCAGCCTTTTGACGGAGCCATTCGGCCCACTTGCCAATCTCTTCCTGAGGAACGGATTTCACAATCTTAATCATGCGATTTTTATCGTGCCAGAGATAAAGCGTGGCTCTTTTACGAAGGCTTAACGTGTTGACACCGGAAATCTCAAGGTCAAAGCCGTTTCCAAAATCACGATAAATTACTTGAGATAAATCGATAACTGTAATTCTGTATTCTGGCCCGAGTTCTTTGCACAGCGATTTCATGTGCTGGCTGGGTTTTGAAATGTTCATTGAATTAACCTCCTCGTTTTTTTTTGCTTATATAATTATCACCGGATGATTATCCGGCGCGGATTTTCATGTTGTCTCAGATTTACGGCATTTGTCTATGCTTCTGTGACTTTTGTCCTTTCTGTCACGCTGTCCCCGTAGGAAGCAGAGAATATATATAAAGAAGAAAAAGCTGTTTTCTTTCTTTTATTGCTCATCTGCGTTACATAAAGGACAAAAGGACAAAAAGGACGAAAGTCAGCAAGCAGTCTCATTTTCGTAGATACAAGGATTGACAATATAGGACTGCGCAGGCGGCCTACCTTTTCCGGAGTATATTCCGGACTCTTTTATGGCGATGTAACCATAATCGACAAGGTGGTCAAGTACCGGCTGAAGGTCATCCGCCTTTTTGAAGCTGCGACAGAGACGCATGATGTCACGCTTATTGAACTCTGCCAGCCCGGAATTCTTAATTGCATTCAGAACATATTTGCTCTGCTTGATGGTGTTATCTGCTCCCATCAGGGAAAAAGCGGCTTTTGCGTGTGAGATAAAATATCGTGCTATGCGGATTGCGTTTGCCATTGTAGCGGCGTCTATTACCAGCGGCTCCGGCACGTCAAGAAAATCATGACTGCGGAATACAGATGCCCGACACAGCAGTCCGGCGATGCGGTGCGTATTACCGATAAGCTTTCCTGCCCAGTCACTGATGTCGGAATACTCTTCTTTAAGCTTAGGCTCCAGTTCACCGGCGAATGTTTCTATCATCCTGTCCGATTCCGGTGAAAGCGTAATGATCTCAGGTTCATTGGAATACTCGTCTTCCAGCATATTTCTGATCTGTATTTCATACGCCCGGCTGACTTCGTCGGGGACCGGAGCGGAGCGGTATTTCCTGCTTCCGACATAAGAAGCGGGAATGCAGTACAGAAATCTGGCTGTAAGACCACGACCGCGGAAAGTGTCATTCTTCATCAGCCCGGACAGTACGCTCGGCTGTGCCATCAGAAGTATCGTCAGCGCCGGGTCCATGACACTTTCGCTGCATCTGCCGATTCTGTCGACCTTGATACAGTCCCCGGAGTATCCCTTGAGAATCACATCGATATTGACATTCCTGGTATAAATACCGGCGAGAGTATCGAAGATACCACCTTCAGTTGAGAGGATCGCAGCCCTGCCGTCATTGTCGGACAGAACCTGTGTAAGCTTTTCCGTAGTGACATCGTCTACATACAGCCGGAGAGGTTTCTTTTCTCTGTGAGCTGTGATTTCATGAACGATACTGTCAAGTTCTGCTTTGACATCTTTGCCCTTGGCGGCCTGATCTTCAAGTGATTTCTGCCTGCGCTCCAGGATGCGACCACGCATTTTGCTGGATTCGATCTCTGCAGCGTTTTGCACATTTACTTCGGACTCAAATTTGTTTATGGGTCGCACCATTGCACTTTCCACAGCGGATTTTCTCTCGGACGGCTCCATGATATTCAGCACAAAGGTGTTCACAGGCTCATACCAGTCTGCCTTTGCACGAACTTTGTATTTACCTTGAATGCATACCGAAATGACCGGCAACGCTGATGAGGCTGCCATGTCTACAGGGGTCTGGGTACTTTCTGCCAGGGCTACCACGTAATCTGCAATCACATTCGGCAGAGCGTCAACCGGAAACTCCGGAAGTGAACACTCATCGAACGGGATTGGTTTTTCCCATGCGCTTTCTGCCTGCTTTTCGGTATGGACAAGTGTAACCGGGGTTTTTACACCGCAGTCCCTACCGCAGTTAAAGCGAAGATGCTTCTTGATGTACTCACAGGTCACCGGCTTGTTTTCCTGTGCGGCGTGGATGAATTTTCTCTGCGTCTCTGCGTATGTATATCCGGGATACGGACTGCTGATCTCATGGATAACACTCTCGCCATTGGCTGTCTGTGCAAGGTTCGTGATAGCCGCATACCATACGGGCTCCGGCAAATTCTCGGCATCATCCCTGCAATGCTGAAGAAATACGCAACTATCAATCAAATCTCGTCCGCTGCCTGTTCCCATAAGAGCAAAGACGTCCGTTTCAGTTGACCCGACGGACTTATTTACAGGATGAGCAGAAGTGTATTCATCAAAATCCGAAAGACTAAACCTGTTCTCCGAAAATGAGGCTACCCTGCACACAGGTAGGTCAGCCGTTTTGTGGTTTAGAGTGCCGACAGCACGAAGCATGCGGGGAAGGTCGCTGACACTGTCAAATTTCCAGCCGTACTCCCGGAATGCTTCTTCTTTTACGAAACTTTCCCATCCCCTGAGGATTCGCTCGGTATAGTCCCGGTCGGCTTCGTTGCTAATATAAAAGATCTCATCGAACAGCCAGTAAGCATGGATTCCGTTTCCGGATTCTACGAGTGCTGTCGGAATTTTCGGCAGCGACATAAGGAAAGCCATAAGTTCTTCCTTTGTTTCCGGAAGCTTCTTCTCCTTATGGGCATCGCCTTTGATATCGAAATCCGTGTATGTTCCTATAACCGCAGAGACATCATCTCTGCTTCCGCGAAGGTGTTCACCGAGATTCTTCACACGGGGATTGATGCCGAAATAGGTGTTATAGATTTTTCCGGATTCGAGAGCATATGCAGCCATCTCGTCAAGCTGCCCGGAATCAAACCATTTAGTTTTGGCTTTTCCGTCTTTCTCCAGCGTGGTTACGGACAGAAATCCGCCATGCAACGTGCCGTAGACCTTCAGCAGAAATTCACTTGTCTCCATTCTTTTCACCGCCTTCCGCTGTCCGATTGAGCCAGGCGCGGAAGCTGTCAACCGGAATCAAGAATCTTGTTCCGATGCGCAAGACAGGAAATCCCGGCTGTTTGACAAGTTCGTACGCTTTAGCAAGGCTGATGCCCATATAGGCAGATAATTCCTGTACGCTTATCGTTGATTTTTCCATCGTGTTATTCTCCTTTCTAATTATTGTTTTTGCATTCACCATACGTTATCGTTCCTAAGGTAGCCCCTTGCTTGAGGTCTCCTCGTGTTCGCTGCAGAAGCGCTCCGGTATCACCATCATGGCGTCAAGCTTGCAGTGTTATCTTTGGCGGGTGAACTATTTAATTTT